AAATAGTTATAGTTCTTGTACCTGCAACATTTCTAAAAGTAGTGTGCGTTGCTGCGTCATTCATTACCCTCGCCGTCCCATTCACATCGAGCTTAAACCCTGCGTCTGTTGTTGTGCCGATGAGGACGTTGCCTCCCAAAGGATTTAATAATATAGGACAAGAACTTCCATCACCTAAACGAGAGCGACCTTGTAACCAAGAATTACCTGTATTACTTTGCCCTAATGCTAAAACTCCATTCGTTCCTGTTGCACCAATTAGCATTGTTGTTCCTGCATTTGGAACAGTTGCTAAAGGTGTTATAGCTTGTGCATTGGATGAGCGAAAATCTACGGCTGTAATAGGTGTAGAAATTAAAACTCCAAGTCTACTATTCGTATTGTCCCAAAATAAATTAGCCGATTGCTGTAACACATTGCCCGTTCCTTCGAACAACACTCTCCCTACCGTTCCGCTTGTTATTGGTGTAGTGCCTACCGTTAAGCCTGTGGCAATAGTGAATGTTCTGTTAGCTGATAAGTCTTGCGTTGTGCCGTTGATCGTGAGCGTTCGCGTTTCGGGTACTAAGCCTGCAATAGATGGAATGGTAGGCTTGTTAAGAATCTCAGCTACTCCACTCGTCGCATTCCAATCGGCATTCACTTGTGCAGGCACATCACCTAAAGTAATAAAGCCGCTGTCATTTGTCAGCTCGCTTGTTAGCGTTGGTATAGTAGGTAAGTTATCTAAATCATTGTAGTCATTGCTAAAAGCTGTAGCTCCTAAATCAGCTGAGTTAGCCTTTAAAGCTACATCAGTTTGCAACGCTTCGATATCTTCTAAGATGCTGATGATGGTAGCGCATTCGGGTAAGGTCTCACAGGTCAGCCCGATGTTATCTACAATAGCATACCACCCCTTAACTCCACTGCTATTAGTACCATAGTAATAAGAGTTACCAGGTGTCTCTTCGTCATTTAATAGGCTAACATAAACACCATCTTGAGTTAAGCTATCAATAAACTGCAAAGCTCCCCATCCATCCGATGGCGAATCAGTAGGTGTGTTATAGTTCCAGCTTGCAGGAATAGAGCAAGCGCTCCAATCGTAATCTAAGTTAAGCTCAATAGTACCTGTTACACCAGTTAATGTGTGAGTGTATTGCTCAACGAATGGCTCAGAGTTTACAGGGCGAGTAAGCACCACATCAGAGCCAAACATATTACCTAAGTAAATCTCATTGATTAAATCCTGAAAGATAAGTGAGCAGTCAGTAATACTCTCTGCTTGGTAGCCTGTCTTATCTTCTTTGTCTCTTGGTAGGTCAGATATGAATATCTCGAACTGAAATGAACGAGTACCTGGCGAGTAGTTAATAGCGCGAGGCTTAACATGCAGCCATGGCCATTCTGCTTCTTTCTCTAAATCGGCTTGGCTAATCTCACCATGCGTAAACCTACGCAGTTGAAAGTGCCCTGCTGCGAACTGTCTAAACCTATCTACAATGACGTTATAAGTATAATTGATTGTGCTCATATCTTTATAGTGGAAATTAAGTTAGCTTTTGTTGCATGCTGTTAGCGTAGTCCATTGCGTAGGTTAAATGGGTGAAGATTGTTGAAGCCCTTGTCTTAGTTATGGCATCGAACTTAGTTACATCTCTCTCTGCCATCTCCTCTATCACATGCCACCATTGATAAACGCTTGCTAATGTTTCACCTCTTCGGCTAACTGACTGATCTCCCTCTTCAGCTTCTCCAGCTCCTGCTCTAAATATGCGGGTGTATTGCTCACTAAATCGTTTCTGAGTGTCGAAAAAAAAAGCAGCGCAGCATTCACATTGGCAAGATTCATCTTCCTCATTTGAGGCACAAACTTGAGGTGCACATCACTATCGTAAGGCTCTATCTTATATTGTAGATTAATCTCAGCTTCAACAGGCCTGTAAAGAATGCACATTAGCTCAGGCAGCTGATGAGGAAAGTTCTTACTAAGCTCAGATAAATCTAACCACTCTCCAAAGGTCATGCTCTTCAGATTAGGATGAAAGCCGAACTTAATGCCGTCTATCTCTATGAACTGCTTAAATACCTTCTCATCATTCTTTAAACCATTGGCATAGGCACTAACTATCTTTTCAATAGTAGCCATATCTATCTTCCTGATGTCATCGCGCTTTAAGCCTGTGATGGCTTGAATCTGACTAACAGTATCTTCACCCGCAGCCATGAAGTCTACGTATGTGCCGAGCGTTTGATCACTGTACTTAGTGCTTATTATTTTATCACTCATGCTTAAATATTTGTACCGTCTATAGTTATGTTAATGCTCTTAATCTCTGTGCTCAGCTCTTGCCTTTCGATATATCCTCTCTGCTTACCTTGAGTCTTAAGGTAGAATATCACAGCAGATGTGTTAGGTGCATCCTTAATCGTTACTACCTCACCATCATGGGTTAATGCCTGGCGCTCTGCTCCCTCCATTAGCTTCTTGAGTTGCGACTCTGCGAAGTCTAAAGCTACATTCTTAAGCGAAGCTACAGCTGCACTATACTCAGGATCATCTTTGAGCCATTCATAGTGAATAGTTCTACTTAAGCCCATCTTCTCACATGCCTCAGTTACATTGCCAAGCGAAGCCGTAAGTGCCTGAATCATAGCTTCTTTTTTGATTGTTAACTTTTGTAAAGACTCCTCACTCATGCTAACTTATTCTTAAAGTGTGTTATTAACTGCTCCATCTTAGAGTCATAGTATTTAGCAAAGGTACTAAAACCTTCACTATCAGCTTCATAAACTCTAAACATTATACCTCTTAATCTTTGAGATGGCTTCTTAAGTGTATCTTCTAACTCTGATTTAAGCGATTCCACAGCATCTAACTCTTCTCTTCTAAAGCTCTCATCTTTAAAAGCTAAGTAACCGAACTGGTTGGCTGTGCCAAATAGTTCAGCTGCTTGTGCCGGTGAGAGTTCGTTAGTGCCAAAAGTAAGTTTAAGAGTCTTATCTTTTCTTGTGCCTACTGATTCAAGTTGTGCTGGTATTAATATCATATTTTTGGATTACAATCGAAAAAAACTATAATAATTTTGGATTTAACACCCGACTTTAGCTTAGTGTGTTTGTGTTAGCAGTCCCTAAGTATCTAACACAGCTAATTGGAATAGTGTAGCTCTCACCTCCAATGGGCTCTCCTGTGGCGCTCATTTCTGAGTAGGAGGCACAATATCATGATCCACAATAAAGGCAGCTCTCATCCTCTCCACCTTCACCATCATTTAAGATGCGCTCACATTCTTTGTTAACTTGCTCTTCAGTCCAGTTAGGATGAAATGCTTTTACTTGAGCCTTTAGAAAGTTATAGTTATTGTCACTCATTTATAATTAAGATTAGTAAGATTAGTAATTAGCTTATGCATTATCTGCATATTGCTTAGTGTAATAAGCTATAGCTATTAGCTAAGTTAATTAACTATCAACAAAAGAAAAGAAAGAAAAAGAAAAAAGGTAAAAAGAAAAAGAAAGAAAAGAAAAAGCTCCCCCAAGAAAAACAAACTGTCTCACTCTTAAAAGAGTAGTTGCTCGTTCCAAGCATTGGTGTGATGCAAGTGTGGTCATTGGTTACTGAGCTTTGACTTACTCAGGGAATGGATATTACTCATCTCTTAAAACAATAAAACCCCAAAGAACGTATGCGCCCGTTCAGAGGGGAATTATTAAACCTTAAATCAATCTTATGTCTAACAGTAATCTTGCGCATGAGACAAATATAAAAATGTAAATCAATTACACTCACTATTGTGGAAAACTATTTCGGCTGTTTAAATCTCAGCACAGTAATGTATATCCAAAAAGGCAGCCATACAAGCCCTGTAAATGCCACACCCACATAAGCATACCAATGGTAAGAAGATAAGTGCCTCTGATGTCTGTAAATGTTTAGAGATAAGATTCCAAAATGAAGTAGGAAACCTACTAAATAGATTGTTAATAGTGTCATAGTTTTTTTCTTTTAGCTCTACGTTTTTTTATTGGTGTAGTTGTTACCTCTGTTGTTGGTTCGGGAGTAAGGTCTACCTGTGTTAATTCTATCAGTGCTTGAGCTTGTTCAGCTTTAGCTATATCCTCCATCAGATGCTTCTCTAATCTATTAAGCAGGTCATTCATGCATGGAGTGCAGCTTGTGAAGCTCTTGTTATCTCTGATGCCTAAGTATTCTTTTCTGAGTTTAAATATTTGGCTCATCTCACCTGGCTCTACCTTGCCTCGCTTTCTAATAGCTCTAATCTGCTCAAGTGTTGGCATCTGCCATTCTTTATCGTTAAGCCTTGGCCATTTCTTAGCAGGGCAGTCAGTAGCTGCATAACTTGCTAAGTGATCCACAGGGCAGCCGCAAGGCTTAAAGGTTATCTCACCAATTTGATGAGGCCGTTTAAATGGATTGATTGCGTTAATTGGCGGACCACAAGTGCTGAACTGCTTATTGTATACAGGGCACTCTTTGCACACCTTAACGCGAGCTTCGAAGTCAGTGCTATTTATCATCATATCTGTAGTGAATTTCTAAGTGTTGTTTTAGCTTTCTTAATTGTTCTGTAAAGATAGTTAAGAGGTATACCTGTCTCTTTAGCTAACTCCTGATAAGAAAAGTCATCCAATGCGTATAAGAAGAATAGCTCACGCTCAAAGTAAGGCAGCCTGCTGATGAAGATGTCTAACTGCTCATTCTCTAATCTCATCCCTACACTCTTGTTTACATCATCAATAATATCATCTTTCAGATCATTGCGTATCTTTTCGAATCTTAACCGGGTATAATTGAATGAGCTGTTACTGCATCGTGCAGATAAGCGGATAGCATTGCTAACGTAATTATTGAGCTTGCCTCGGTTATGAATATCTTGCAGCTTATCTTTGTCGCTCTCTAAAATCTTAAGCAGCGTGTCGTGCAGTAGCTCATCGGCTAAGTCTAAGCGCGTAACAGTTGCTGCTACTCTGCGCCATTCGGGATAGCACTTATTTATTTCAGAGCGCCATGTAGTCATCTATAACTTTTTTAGCTTCATCGAAGCTCTTGCAAGTACATGCATAATAGTTGTTCATAATAAGCTTATACTGCCAATCCTTTTGGCTCTGACTCATCACACCCTTACTCGTTTTCATTTCTATTGCTAATCCAAAGAATGAGCCTTTGGCCTGATAAATAAAGATATCAGGGAAGCCTTTAACATATCCTGTTTTCTTCATCTTTACTGCCTGCTTCATAGATGTTCTTACACCTCCTGCTGAAGCGCAATAAAGTAAACGCGGATATTGCGCGTTAATGTAGTTAATAACAGCCTCTTGTATTAAAGCTTCCTCATTCTTCATGTGCTCAAAATTAGACTATTAACTTACTTCGTTTCAACATCTTGTTAACATACTTATTCACATAGCATTAAGCACCATATCTTTGGCTTAAGAATTTGCTTTTGGTTTAGCAATGATTATTGATTATCTGAGATAGGCTTGCAAACGTGCAGGCCTATTTTAGTTTATATCTAATTGCATATGAATTCCTACAAGTTGTGGTTTTGCGAGCTTTTAGATATAGTTTCAGTATAATTTTTAGAAAAATTCATGCAAGTAATTCGGCTGTGCTCCGAATTGATGTAGATTATTTTACACAAAATGCACATTAAAGTGTGCAATATCCCTCATAAAACACTTTTAAGTACGATAAAGTGTGCTAAATAACACTTTAATGGAGTTATCTTAGATGAATGCATACTTGGTATAATTCCTATTGAGCTCAAAGAAAGCTCTCATCATTATAGCATCTGCTATATCGGGAGAGATTCCTCCGGTGCGCTGGCTTATGGTATCTTTAGATGTTACTCTGAGCTTCCCCTCCTTATCAGGATCTACTCTGCGAATAAGCTCAAGCTCTTTAACTATATCTTCCTGCCATTTAATTGGTAGCGTTATTTCATTCTTATCTATCAGCTCGCCTAATCTAAAGTAACAGTCAGCTTTTAAGTTCATGTACTGAGTGCCTCTCACAGCTTTACTGCCATTCATAAATTCTCTGCATCTAAGGCTATCAACAAGGCCACCGCCTACCCCATCAGCATCTGCGAGCACGTTGCTTAGTCTAATGCCATGCTGATTCATGAGTCTCTGAATCTCTGCCTTAACTTCATCTTGGCGCTTTTGGCGAAGCACTACTATATCAATACAGCTAAGGCCTCTCCAAACACAAAGCACAGTCCTATCTTTACCCAAACGTGCTATATCGGCAGTGATATATCCCTCCCCTACAGCCATTGGCTCACGAAAGCAGCGCATGAGTTCATCATACATGTATAATCTATCTGAGCTGTTATCAAATT